GTACACGTTCTTGGCATCCTTGCGCTTCAGACCCGTGAGCTGGGCCATGAAGTCATGGTTATCTAGCATCGGGTTGTCGGTGTAGGCCTGAGCCGCCTCAGCCGCCTTGCTCAGGTAGCCAGCGAAACCCAGGTCTCGAGCCATCTGGGAGCCCGGCTGGATGTAACACGAGGCAGCGATATCTGTGGTCCAGCGTGGTTCCTGCTGGGAGTAGTCTAGGCAGACCCACTTTGCGCCACGCTCTGCCACGTAGATGGAGCGCCACATCTTGGCGAACTCATCCCTACTTGGCTGTTGCTGGAGATTTGGGCCTGTGCAGCTCATTCGTCCATAACGGCAGCCCTTTTGATCACCGTCATCATTCTCCAAAGCCATTTGGTTGAACGAGCAGTGGATACGGCCGTCTGGGCAGAGGGCTTTCCACGTAGCGTCAGCAAATTGTTGCAATTTGCTGACCTTTCTGGCCCAGGCCAGGGCCTTTACAGCGGGCTGCTCCTTGATGTGCGCGCTGAACAGGGCTTTGTCAATCTGATACTCCGGCTCACCGCGCTTGTTCACCTTCATCTTGTGAAGCGTGATGCCGAGTGATTCAAACACCGGTACGAGAGCAGCTTTAGTCCACAAATTGTGGAACTCAAGCTGCACGCCGGTCAACCGTCGAATCTCCTTCAGCGCTTCTACTGCCTGCTCCTTGACCCATCGCTCGATATACCGCAGCTTGTCCTGGTCAACCAGCACGCCGCGGTGACGCATCTTGAGGAGTACTGGCAAAACCTTGGATTCAAGGTTCCATATGTTCCAGAGGTCAAACTGGTTAATCAGTTTCTCTTGTACGCGCAGGACTTCCAGAGGTGCCGCGCAATCACGTTCACAGTATTCTCCCACGTACCGTGCGGGTAGCTCGTGGAGGCGCTTCTTGATATCGTCACGTTTCTTTGTGATGAGCCCGAATTCAACTCCAGCTGCACGCAGCAAATGTTCATATTTGCCGCGTCCAACGCCAAGGCGCCTGTCGCAGATAGAGTCGAGAGACATGCTCGGAGACAGCTCGTTGATGAGCGGGTCCGCTATGGTAACGTCACGAAAGAACGAAACGGCATCAAATGTGATGCCATCCACCCTGCTATGGTCAATATCGTACGAGAGATTGGCACCCACCAGTTCACCTGTGAACTGGTGGGCCTGATCTTTCATGTAACGAAGTACGTTCTCCAGGGGCAGATTGTCACCGCCCTTGTGTCGAACAGGCAGGTAGTAGCTCTTGCCGCCCTCTAACGCAAAGCCGAAACCTGCTACGTGGCCAGTACCGTCATAGGTTCCTGGACCCAAACCCTTCTTCGATAGGTTTGGGTCCTTCGTTTCCACATCATAGCCCACCCGTGTCGCCCGGTTCCAGTCCGGCAACTCACTCAAATTTGGTGGCTTCCAACTGGAAGCCGGAGCGAACATGGGTATTTGCAAGCGGTTGCGTCTCCTCAGATGGACGAGAAAGCGTCGTGCAGCGCGAGAGCCAGCTTTTTCACGTCCTCACCAGCGTTGTCCATGGTGAACTTCTGCATGTCCAGACCGGGCTCCCACGGCACCTTGCCTTGAGCATTGAGCCAGTCAGCACAAAACTCCAGGGCCTGTGTGAGGCAGCGCATGCCGACGACACTGACCTTGATACGGTCGCATGCCGCTCGCCACACCGGCTTCTCGTTGTTGTACCAGTCGAAGAACGCGGTGAGGTCTTTCTTGCTCTTTTCGATTGCTTTGGGGTCGCTCATGTTGTCTCCTTTTGGAACTCGCCAGGATAATGCAAGAGGATGAGCTGATTGATGCAGTTGACTGCGTCTCTCAACTGTTGTTCTGTGGTCCAATACGCCAGAACGTAGCAGGCGTTAGCCTCTAGCTCGCCAAGTCCTTGGGCTACAGCAAACTCAGTGAACTGAGATGCCAGATCACCGCCACATTTGTTGTAACGTCCGGTATCGATGAAGCGCTGGATTGTCTTCATCGTGTAGTGGCGGGCCTTCTTGAGGTCTTCAAGACCGTTCTTGCCCTTCCATCGGCACAAATACTTGGAAGCTACGCCCTCCAGGTATCCCATGCCGTTGTCCTCCACCCAGTCCCAGTGCTCATAGGTGGTTTTGTAGTGGGTCCCACCCACCTGATAGTCATTCGGTGATGGCATGTGCCTCCTTGATGCGGCGCAAGAGTCCAGCCCTATTGGGCACGCCGTCCATGTCGTACATGAAGTCGAACAAAGTTCTGGCTGATTCCAGACCGTTCCAGTTGTAGGCCTTGAATGTTTCGTTCAAATTGTCCAAGAACTCTTGAGCGAAAGCGTTACCTTGAGCGAGCTGTTCCTTAGCCCAAAGGTAAAGCTCCAGACGGTCGCACACCTTGAGGATGGCGTGCTCCTTTGGACCGAGCATGCAGAGCTTCGGAAGTCCAAATTCCTCCAGGATTGCGTCTTCGGTGGGATTGACAGCGCTGCTTTCCTTGGCAGTTGATGGCATATCTCCCACGAGGCACTCCGGAACGTCGTGGCAGAGCGCAAAGATTGCCATGCGCCTGAACTGGTCTGGGAATAGGTGCCAGATAAGCATGGCCACTCCCCAGCTGTGCTCTGCGTTGGAGTAGCTCCCAGTGTGGCGCGTACCATGGCAGCGCTGGACAGCGCCACCACCTCTCGTCAATAGCGCCTGCTCTACCCAGCCGAGAGCGTTAGGACCCAGTTTGCTCATTCGTGTCTCCGTTTCTTTTCGCCACAGTTCTCTGTCGCCGTTCCAACCACTCTAACCCGGCTTGGACCCAAGCGCTATCGATACAAGACAGCAAAACCTTGCTCGCTTGGTCGAAACGTCGCGGGTCCTTGCCACACTCCTTGTATATCTTGTGGGCGAGGAAGATGGGATGAGCAACTCGCCTGAAGAATAGGCACATACCTAGCGGGATATGCCACGGGTTATCCACGAAGACCTCGCACTGGTTCAACCATTCCTGGTAATCCATGCCGTCTTTGCCGTACAAGCCTACTGGTTGGTGGCTCACCCCAAGGAGGTCATATGGGTCCTCTGTGGCGCCGTTCATGATCGGCTTGACCCGCTCCAACAGTTCGTTCTCATAGGCATGCAGGTTGTTGGATACCTGCCAGTAACGCCCAACAGGGCGGCCAAGAGCGCCAGCGACGAACTCCAGTAGGTACGAGAAGTGCACGGCGTTGGCACCGTAGGCTCCCCAGATCATGTCATTCGAGCGATTGCAGACGGTCATGTCCACTTTGCCCCAGTAGTTCACACTGAAGAACGCCTGCGTGTTGCAGGGGACATCAGACTTACTGGACTGGTCCAGTAAGTCTGATGGCTGCCACATCTGAAGCACCTGGCGCCGGTCACGCGGGTTGTTCTCCAGAGCAGAGATAATCTGCGTTACCTGATCGAAACCAAAGTGGTACCGCCATCGGTAGCCGTAGGCTCCATTCAGGGTCTCTGTATCATCGCTGTATTCCAGCATCTGCTTGGCGAAGTTGGCAACGAAAGCTACGTCGTTGCGACCGGCCAGCATCCAGAGTGACTCGGCGAAGTGAAAGAACGGGTTGGCGTCACGCTCTGACCAGAAGACAACACGCTCCAGAGGCTTGTTGTACACGGTAGTCACAGGCTCCGTGAACATGAGCACCCGACCATTGCGGGACTCACTATAAAGTCCAGCCGCGGTCAGGTCCTGAAGACCGTTGCGCAGTGCGGCGTGGACGTTTCTTGCGTTAATGATCAGCATACCTTGAGTTCCCAACCAGCCTTGGTAAGTTCAAACATGGTGACGTAGGAATAGTCACGAATAAATGTCTCTCCGCTTTCGACCAAGCCAGCCTTGATCAACTCATCCAAGGTTTCCTGGAGAGGGTAGACTTCGTCCAGTACAGTCTGGTCGCTAATCTGTAGTCCGAGCAATAGCTTCTTGGCTTTCTCGCTCAACTGAGGCTGCGTCAGACTGGCTTTCAATGCCTCGAACAGGTCAATGACCTTGATGTCGCTCACGCCCACGCTCCTACGAACAGAAAAACCCGCATGCCGTTGACGGTTGCCTTGGTCATGAGCTGGCGTTCAGCCAGCTGGTTCACAGCTCGGAGTGCTGTATGACGCGACATACCGCAGTGCCGCGCTATCTTCGCCACAGGCGGCCTGGCCAGTGGCTCACCGTTGCGGTACAAGTACCGGGCAACGAACAGAGCCACCAGTTTGGAGCTGGAGCATACATACTCGTTGGAGAAGATCAGCTCCACCAGGCCTTGCTTCACGGGAGTAGCCCCACCTCTCCGAGACATTCGCTCTTGGAGTAGAGCCCAACGGACGTGATGAGGTGGAAGCCACCCTGGAACGTCGACACAGCGTCGGACATGGCAGACAGCTTCGTTGCCAAGGACCCGTCCAGCTTGCCCTCCGCTTTCGCCAGCGTCAGGTGGGGGATGTACTGAGCCTTGGGCTGCGGGTTGCCACCCATCGCTCTGAACGTGTCGCTCTGAACGTCATGGAGCGCGTGAAGGTGACCGTGAACATCCGTCACCTGGAGATAGAGCACCCTCGGGAACACCTCCGGCGCATGCACGTTGACAACGAACTGTCTGCAGGCGGCCGACGCCTGCAGAACTCTCCTCGCTTGATCCTCAGACACCTCGCCCAAGAATAGCGTGGTGACGTGGAGCCGGTCCGCTGGCGTGGGCACCAGCGGAGGCGAATCCGAGCAGCAGGTCTCGACCAGCTGTCGCAGGCGCTCCGTGGTGTTTTCATCAAACTTGAATCCGAGATAGAACTTCATGTTGGTTACTTCCTGTTGAATGGCTTGCCGTCTGGTTCCGCATACCCACCCGGTTCGCTCCGGGTGACACGCGGCTTGTGCTTGAGAGAGCGTTCCACCACCTCTTGCATGGTGGTTGAGTATGGCTCCTTGTCGTCTAAACGTACACGAATACCCATGAACTCGAGTTTTTCCTGGTACGTGTCCGCGGCTGAGCACTGTTGATACTGTGTGATTGGCACAGAGTCAAGCAGATTGAGGTGCTGAAGCTCCTTGACTACTAGAGGGTGCATTACCCATTCGTCTGGCCATCCTTGCTCCAAAGCCACCACGGCGCGGATCACTTCTGCGGCTGGAGAGCCGTTGTGTTTGAGAATTTGTGTCATTGGTCTGACTCCCTATCCATTACTTCTCCGTTTCTTGCGGTCATTAAGGCGGCCAGCCAGCAGAGCCTCTGTGCACGAACTTCATACTGAACTCCTCGCTGCCCTTGGGGCAGGATAGAAGGAACCACGTCCTTTGGTTCCTTGAACTCGGACCAATCTCCGCAGATGTCAGCGTTTTTGTGTAGTTTTCAAGTCATTCAGACACCTGGGTAGTTCTGCTTACATCTACCTCCAATTTGGCACCGGCGGTACTTGAAAAACTCACAAAGAGTATGCTCCACCGTACGCATGTCCCAGCGCTGCCAGTGGCCGGGCCACATCTGAACCTGACCGGCAATGCCCAGCAGCATTCTCATGCAGTCAATCTGCTGTTCCCGGTTGCGCCTCTGACCCGCTGGCCATAGCATCTCACCAGTGAGTATGTAGCACAGCCCGCGTTCCGCACCTGGGCCAGGGTTTGCCCAAGTAAGGGTGTCCGTCGGATGGAACGCATCCGTGTACTGGAGGTCGCAGGCACACTCGTAGGCACGAAAATTGCCCATGTAGTAGAACGTGGCGAGGTACTCCACCAAGGATTCCATGGTCGTACATGACTTGGTGGCGCTGTAGAGCTTCAGGCGCTCTGCCCAGAGCAGGTCAATCACCTTGATCAGACCCTCCAGCTTGTTCATACCACACGGAGTTGTGCACATGTACGCCGCACTGACGAGCGGTTTCTTGTTTTTGAGCACCGCCCGCACACCTTCGCTATCCCACCTGATGAACAGGTCGTGCCTTTGCAGCATCTCACAGGTACTGATCAGGTTGAAGTAGCGAAAAGCCATCGTAGCAAACACCACGTGAGGATGATCTCTGAACGGTCCACGGACGTTCAGCTTGAACCACTCCGTCACCTTGTCGTCCTCACGAAAGATGTTGCAAAAGCGGTAGCTCTGGAGGATAGGGTCATCAGTCCATGGCTTCGGCTGACCGGCGCGGCGCTTGACCATGATGTTGTAGCGCTCCCGGGCATAGGCGAAGAACGCCTGGACACGGGCGTCACACTCGATTGCGGCGATTGAATGGCTTTTCATCAAATCTCCAGCAGGTTACGGATGAGGGTGAAGGCTCCCACACGGGATGCCCAGTGAAGCGTGACGTTGCAGTCAGGTGGCATGACTCGTTCCATCTTCTTCATGGAGCGCCGCAACCCCTTCCACTTGTCAGTGGTCTTTTTCGTATCCACCGGGCCTCGACTGTCAGGCAGTGGCTTGGGAGCCAAGCCACGTGCTGCCCGCTGTGCGTTGAGAGCTTCGGCCGCAGCGAGTCTGTCTTGGAAGACAGACTCTCGGCGAATATTGATGCTCTCCAGGCAGAGGTCCAGTGGCGTATCCAGCGCGATCACGTGGACCGGGAGTGGAGCAACTCGTTGCGCCAATCCCAGTGTGCGAGGTACGTCTTCGCTGATCAGAAGGCCCTCGTACAACACGTGAAACTGCTTGGAGGCGTTGGCTACCAGGTCGAACAGCAGGTCATAGTTGTTGATCGTATCGCAGCCGCCGCACCGAGACTCATAGTGGCCAGGGATAGCCAGCTTGAGCGGGGCAGGGTCTGACGGGTATCGTGGAATCTCGTACAAGTAGCCCAAGGGCTGCTTGCGACCCTCCTGCTTGGTGGTGAGAATCTTGCGGCCCAGAGCCATGACCTGGCGCACGAGGGTGCTCTTGCCAGCCCCTCCTGGGCCGCGGATGTTGATGATCACTGGAACAAGCTCCTCGCCATGAGGGCGGCAGCTACGAGACCAACCAGGAGGAATCCGATGATGCCTCCGATGAATGTCATCACGCGGCGTCCATTGGTTCCTGGAGGTGGCCATATCCACTCTGACAGAGAATGGCCTTCTGGCTCCGGAGGTAGCATCTGCTCATGGAGCTGCTGCGAGACCACGCAGTCACTCTCACAGTACACCTGGACGAACTCAGGGCCTATGTTGGGCCAGTGATTCGGGAATTGCTTTTTCCAGCCATGCCCGATCAAGCTCCACTGGAGCTGTCTTTCCTCGGCCAACTTCTGTGGGTCCCAGCCGGCAATCAGGTCCGTATCCCCATGATAGGGGCAGAGCGGGTTACACATCAGCGCGTTCGACACGCAGATGCAGCGAAGAGTTGACCAGCCAATCTCGTTCACAGCTTTACTCCAAGCTCTTTCATGAGTTTCTCCATCATACCCTTGATGTCCACCAGCAAAGCTCCTTGCGAGACCTGCATGGCGCGCGTCGCGTCCAGTTTCTCTGACCACTCGGTGAAGTCCGGGAGCCCCTCCACCACCGCCTTGGATTCCTCCTGCCTGAGCGTGCCAAGGCAGCCTTCACACATCTGGAGAGCTTTGTCGTAACCTGTCTCTGGTACGAACTCGTCACACGCTGCGCACTTGTACTTGGGCTCGCGTGCTACAGCCGGCTTGGAGCGCCGCTCTGCCTCCATGAGTACATGCAGTTCGCGCAGCTTGCTAAACTGGTTGCCACGACTCTCCCTGGAACGGCTGATGGTGAGCAAGGAAGCGTAGCCTATCAGGTTGTACTTGCGCAGAGCGGTGGCGCCCGGACCATCCTTGACCATCCCTTCATCTCTGCCTCGGGCATCGTAGATGGGCCTTGGCAACCAGGCGAGCACCTCTGTCGCTATTCGTACTTCATCCTGAGTGCCTTTTCGTACTGTCATGGTTTCTCCGTTTCTGGCGTTACCTTTAGCGCGTGCTAAAGGTAAAGTCAAGCGCCCGAACGTTCACGCTCTTGTGTGACGTAGTTCCACGCATGGCGGTTCGGCAACAGCGCTTCTTGAATCTTGATGCACTCCTTGTAGGTCAACGGCTGAATCCTGTAGTCTCGTGTGTCCGGCAGCTGGTATCGGTGATTCCACTCATTGGGGCAGGAGGAATCCCACACGAACGTCGGCTCAGTGAAGCTCTTTGGTATGAACTTCAGCGCCAGGTCCACAAATTCCAACATGTCTTGAGTCGACACTTGAGAGCCGTCCACAGCCAGTACAGCTCCACGTGTACCCTCCATGGGAATCTTGCCCGTGGACGCAATGAGGACAGCTTCTATGCGCTTGAGCAGCTTGATGATGTCTCCTTGTTGTCGTTCTATGGACTCAACTGCCCGCCTGATGTCATTAGATTCCATATTTCGTGAACTCCTCTACCAGTTTCGACGCGCACCACCCACCGAGAATTGTGCCATGCTTGGCGGCTCCGGTGGCGACCCAGAGCTTTGGTTCCACTTCTTGCAAGAAACAGGGCTTGGCTTTGACGTACGGGCGCCAGCCGAAAAGCTGAGCCGGCATCGCCACTCGATTCACGTGTGGGTCCGTCTTGGCCGTATCCAGACAACGCCGGTAGGTGGCCAGGAGGTCAGCCTCCCCATGCCTCATCTTCGCTGTGCCGTCGCCCACCCAGAAGCCGTCACCGCGGTGGAATCCCACGACCTGCTTGAACGGAGCCCAAGGGATGATGAACTGGCCTGTCTCCGGGGCAGCATCCTTTGAATCGAACAGCAGAGCGGACCCGCCGCGACGCGTCAGCTGGAGGTCGTGCTTGGGCACGAGAGCTTGGCTCCAGACACCGGCGGCCACGATAACCGCGTCAGCACACAGGGACATGTAGTTGGAGCGTAACTCGTCGACCTTGAGATCACCTGTAACTATCCACTCCGTTCCATCCCACTCCGGAGGCGTCGTGACGGTGAAGTGCCAGGCAGGTCGCGCTTTACCCAGAATTTCGCTGGGTGGAATGCGATAGCACGAGACC